CGACGTGTGTCGATATAATCATTCATAGCAGATTCCATGTCTCCGTTCCACTGTGCAATGTTTGGAACAGTCCATGCAGCACCCCAACGAATAGGCACATCACAGGCTCTCGCACCTTCTGCCATAGCGTCTGCGATCTCATCGTACAAATTGAGTTCCCAACGTCCGCCTCCAACCCACGCCATTAAATCGACGGCAAGGCCATCAATATGCTTTGATTTCATGGTTTGGCTAGCACCTTTAGCAACCAACGCTTGCTGCTCTTTAATGGTTCTGAGCCCACAAATCACGCTGAAATCCTGCTTCGACACGCCAATAGCATAGCGGACAACCGATACCATGCGTTCGTCTACACCCTCTAATTTCGCTAGAGATCGTTTTCCCAGTTTATATCCCACTTATCCTTCTCCTTCTTTTCTACTTCCACCCAAAGGCGGAGGATATTCACGATTGTATTGAGGCTCACTGCGCTGAACAGCATTACCCACTGCCACATCTCCATCTCTGTTCCTCCTAAACAAAAACGTTACTGCATTATACAAAGATTGACCCATTTGGCTAGGTGTGGGCAATAGCCACCCTAGAATCAGCAACATCAAAACCCATGGGGGAATGTTTTGATTTGATATCGTCAACTTCTCGACGCGGTCTGTTTCGACCTCTTTAACTACTTCTGTCTTAATTATGTCACGGCCCGCGTTATTACTTTCCTCATCTTCGTAAGTAACTACGGCTTGCTTGTTTTCTTTTCCGATTTGAGCATTACTATTAACCGTAGGCCCTCCGCCTCCACCAAACAAGCCTAGGGTACTAAGCCCACACCCCGAAAGCATGAGGCTACTTATAATCAGGAGTATCGTAAGTAGCCTCATGTACCACCTTCGGTTTTGATGCAGCCCGGTCAGTCTTAGACTCTTTACCCATCCAGATGCCGAAACATCCTGTGAGTGCGCCCATACACACTGATACAAGGCCGCATTGAGCGACAGACGGGTCTGGCAAACTCATAAACCAGTGCACCGCTTGATACGTGAGGATGGTCACCGCCAACATCATCAAGCGAGGAATGACTTTAAGATCGTCTATGTATCGTGCAGTTATCTCTACCATAATACTCTGCAATCCTCTTGTTTGTCGTGATTATAACGATTTTTCCGTGTTTGTCATACACTATGTATTTGGTCACCACTTTCCCATGCGATTACCCACCACGTAAAGAACACCTACAATCACAATGATGGCAAAGAATATTCCGCCGCCAATAGCTATTTTTTCCATCAACTCTTCACGTCTGCGTTCCGCCTCTTTCCTAGCAGCCTGTCGAGCCTTGCGGGATTCAGCTTGCCATTGTTGCCATCTATCCCATTGGCCAGGTGCACCATACAAACGGATATAAGATTCGAGCTCCTTGCGCTTTTGTCTAATGTTTTCAAGGGCCTGAAACTCTTCCCAGTCACCCTCTTCGCCGCCTGTAATCGCAGTAAGTGGGCTTTTCTTCTTTTTTTCTACCGCTCTCTTGATGTCATCTTCGGCTGTAAGAAATTTGCCTACGTTTTTCATCAAATCAGCACTCTCACGCCCGTTGGCGATACAAGTGCGAATCACAGAGTAGGCTGCGTTTGCAGCGGCAATGGTTTCTAGTATAGGCATATCAGTCCAACCTAAATTGTGTGGGGCAGACGTAGTCAGGGTCTATACGGAACATTTTATCATAATATCCGTACTTTTTCGACCCGCAGTCGTAATAACACGACTTATAGAAACCTAATTGATACGATTGGCCCCAGAGCACTAGGACCAGAGTGCACACTAGCCAAGACCCATGGCTTTAAATAAACCACCTAGACCGGGAGCGTTAAAACTCTCACTGCCTAGTACCTTCGCCACATTGCTAGTAGCGGGTGTTGCGGGCTGCATCTGGTCCCCGACTGGGCCACCAATGCCCGGTTGAGGCATGTTTTGTGGCGGCTGAAAAATCGGACGTGGAGGCATCATCCCACCACCTCCACCAAGATCGAAGTCTGGGAAGGTTTGTGTCGTTAAATTTTCTACGTCCTGCACGTACGGCTCGATTTTATCTTGATGATAATCACGCTGTATCGCGCCTAGCAAAGGACCTAGGTAGCTACCGATACCCTGTGGGCGAAACTGTTGTGGGTTCAGTATCGACAGACCCTGCGGGTTTCCCATTGGCATTTGTGGCCTCATTATCCTGATCTCCTCTGCATACCTTGACGCTGTACATCAATACGTTCGCGGTTGGTGGCGTCACGTTGTGCCGCGATGTCCTCGTTGCTTTCTATGCGGGCAGAATCCGTTACCGCTTGTTGTTCCATGCGTTGGTTCTGCAAATCGATCTCTGCCGCGTCGTTCAAGGCTTTACGCTGCAAGTCTTGCTGCTTGACTGCTAGCTCCTGCATACGAATCTGGACTAATGGGTCCTGCATCGGGTCCTTGCCAGTCGGCTTCAGACGTTCCATCAGGTTCTTCATTAGCTCCATCTCTTGCATCGCTACAAGTTGTTGCATCTGCGCAGGGTCCTGCATCTGTTGCTGCACTTCCTGTATCTGCTTCTGAGCTTCCATCTGATCAATCGCACCAGACTGCACCATCAACTGCACCTGTGAGATAAGACCCTGAATCTCTGTCTGTACCATCTGCATAGCCTTCTTAGAAATGTGGTCTAGCACGTGGCCCGTCAGAATCCCCACAACATGCGGCGAGGTAGTCACCACAGGCAACTCCATGAACATCATGTGTATCTCGATATGTGCATCATGGTTCTGCTCGTCGAACGCCTGTAGCAATTCCCCAGTCAATGCACGTGCGTTCTCGATCATCGGGTCGAGGGGCTGCGGAACTGGTGGCGGAGGCAGTATCTCATCGATGTTCTGGACCTCTAACGCCTGATACATACGACGGAACGCTGCATGCAGGTTGTGGACCTGCGGGTTAGACTGCGCCAACTGTAGCTGCGTCTGTGCCAGTGTGACACGCTGCGCCATAGAGAAGATGTTTGGGTCACTGACTGGGATTACATCCACACGGTCATCAAAGTCTTGCGCCATGACCATACGGTCACCACCCGCCACATCGTATGGATACTCTTGTGGTAGGTTGTCACGGAAGATACGAGCCATGATACGGAATTCGTTCTTCTGTGCGAAGTGCAGACGCTTGTGGATCGCAGACATGACCTTTGTGCCACGCTCTAAGAGAGCCACAGTGGTCCCTACAGGAGCCTGACCGTTTGCATCGGCTGTCTGTTGGTCAGCAAGGGAAACAAAGCGTCTACCGCCGTCTACAAGGGCCCCTAGAAGCTGCGAGAGGGTCGCAGAGGGTTCTTTGTACGGTAGCGGTATAATCGCGTCCCTAATGTTGCCCCCCGGAGCATCTATGTCCCGCCACTCACCCGGCTGCAACGGTTCGTCATCATTGCGAACCCTTACGCCTCTGGCTTTGAACCCTGCCGGGAGGTTGGCAAGAGTTCCTGCGTCGACTAACTGTCGGAGGATGCTCGTTGCTGCACGGCCCAAGCCACCAATCATGTGAATCAAACCAAACCCGTAGAATCCTAGCCCGGGCATGAATTTGAAGTGAACAAAATACTGTTGTTTCTTGGCGAGAGGAGCACCTTCCGTCCAGTTTCTACGAATCGACAAGATTTCTCCCGAACCTTCGTCAATAGAAACAATATACGGCAAAGCAATGCCTGTCGGCTCTCCGTCTGGGTCGATATCCTCGTAACCTTCTAGATCAAGGTCAACGTGCATCTCTAAAATTGTAAATACATCGTCCGTGTAGGTTCTAGACGTGCCTTGTAGGTCATCTACCTTGTCTCGGACAATATCACCTTCGTCGTCGGACTCACTTATCTCAACATCGCGATAAAAGCCCGATACCTGCATTTTTCGGACTTGATTTGCATCCATGCGCAGAACATGGGTGACCCTAGAGGCAGTCTGTAAGTCAGATGCTGCATATGGAACAACCAAGTCTTCCGCCGGGACGAACTGGGACACTGCTCTTTGTTTCGCTTCATCGAAGTACACCTTTTTGAAACAGGAGCCCGACAAAGGTAAATAGAACAGCAACTGATCCATATCAGGATCGTATTCCTCCATGACCTCCATAATCTGGTAGTTCATGAAGTCTTTTACCCGAGCCGCTTGCTCTTCTCTGGCTACATCTTGCAAACCCAGTACCTGAGTCTTCACAGGACCACCTGAAGGCAGCAACTCTTTGTATGCTTGTGCTTGGAACTGTGTAACACTTTCCGCAATCAGCGGGTGCGTGACACCAGAAGCTCCCTCAAAAGGCTGTGTACGGTCTTCATATTTGATACCAAGTTGATCCAAACCTTTTGTATACGATTCTTCCCATTCAGCACGAGAGTCCATATCTTCTTCATAAGACGCTCGAAGCTCTGACGAAATTTCTCCAAGATACGCATCATCTAAATACTCCGCTAAGTTAGCCGTATGCTCCAACGGGGCCATGGCCTCCATCTCTGCCTCGCGTACGGCCTCTAAGGCAGTGATCTCCACGCCGTCAGGCGTTTCCGTAACCTGTGCACCGCCCTCGAAGCTTTCTGGCTCGGGCACACTTACATCTACTGCGGGCAACTCTTCGTCAGGTCCGCCCTGCATATTTCCTGATGTTACAATCGGTGGCATCGCCATTAGTAATACTCCCGTTTAGGACGGTACATTATTTCGTTGTCTTCCATTTCACTCTGCAAAGAGATGAATCCTCCCTGCCGAAACCGCATCAAAGCTAGCGTCATGCTATCACAAAAGTCGTCATGATCGCCATTAGGAAATGAAACCACCTCCTCGATGACCTCATCCGCAAACTTTTTCTGCGTTGGAGCCCACACTATTCCCGCCTCGAACAGCGGGGCTACCATATGCATTCTCGTTATCTTATCATTTCCCTTGCCCGGTGAGAACCCCAATGCCGGAATACCGCTTAGCCGCAACTCGTCAATAAGTGGTGTACCCGTCGCTTTCGCTTCGACCAAAACCATGTCTGGCTCCCAGTATTCGTGTTCTTCATAGGCTTTCTCCTTTAGTTCAGGGAAATTCCATCTCCCTCGTTGCGCATCGAGTAAAACTATGTTGTCTGGGCCACCTTCATCAGGCTCAAAGATGCCCCATGTCGTGATTGCGGAGTAGTCAGCGGTTTCTTTCTTAGAAAACGCCGTATCATATGCTTGTAATACGTATTTTACTGGTGGAATCTCTTCCTTTTCCCATTCTTGCCACCATTCTCGCTTGATTATGGCAGAATCTGACGCTGTGGGCGTTTGTTGCCACTGCGCATTCCATTTTTGCACTGGAAGAGACGCTTTAATCGACAAAAGTGCGTCTTTTTCCCAAAATTCAGGCCACAATGGCTTGTCAGAAGGCAAAATCGCGGGAAATTCCACCACTTCCCACTGATCTGCCATCACATCACCGCCTTGTGCAGCCAAAAGTCGGCCTGTTAGGTCTTTTTTCCCCCATCGGGTCATAACAATGATGATTGCACCACCCGGTTGGAGACGTTGACGGGGACCAGATGTGTACCATTCGTACGCATGGTCGAATGCCGTCTCCGAAAGTGCGTCCTGTTCCGAGTGAGGGTCGTCAATAACGAACAAATCCGCACCGCGACCCGTGACCGCAGCACCTACACCCGCCGCAAAGTATTCACCACCTGCCGAAGTTTGCCATTTACCCGCACCTTTGTTGTCCTCTTTGAGGTTTGTGTCGGGAAAAATCTCTTTATACGCCGGGTCATCGATCAAGTCCCGCACTTTTCGACCAAAACGGACCGCCAATTCGGTGTTGTGGGTCGCCTGAATGATTTTTAGCTTCGGATTCCGCCCCAAAAACCATGCGGGCATCAAAAATGACGCAAATTCCGACTTAGAGTGACGCGGAGGCATGTTGATAATAAGTCGCTTTAGGTCGCCATTTGCGACCCTTTGCAACTTTTCGGCTATAATTCGATGGTGCCTACCCTCGATAAAGTTTTCGTAGACGTGGTGGGCGAAGGGCATGAAATAATCTTGCGCTTTTTCCCTCAAATCTAGTTTTTTCTTAGCCTCGGTTAAGGCTAAGATTTCTTTTAACGCTTCTTCGGGTAGTGCCTGTAAGCTCATAGCAAATCTTCGTCTTCCGACAATAAATACTCAGCGGGTAGTTTGGCTGCGCCCGTGCCCTGTATCTGTTCCAACGCTGCAATCAGTGCCGGGTCTGCATCCTGCATAATGTACGGATTACCGTACCGAACGCCACCTTGCACCGTTTCCGCCAGATATGACTGTGGTTCAGGGGCCGGACCTCGTGCAGTCGGTGTTTTCTGGACACCTTCTTCTGGAACATACGGTGTAATCGGCGCACCAACGTAATCCTGATACCGCGGAGCCCGTTTTGGACGGACACGCTGCCCCGGTTTTGCGAATCCTGCAATTCCAGACGAATAATCCTTGGTTGTCGACTCTCCGACGTTACGATTGTCATCCACAACAGTCGTTATGCCACCGCCCGGGTCCCCGTCGCCTGTTGGGTCATCCATCCCGACTTGAGTTTCGGTATTGTTGGTGACTGTCGAAGTTGACGATGTCTCCGTCGTATTGTTTACCGTACTCTCAACCGCATTGTTTGTAGTACTCTCAACCGCATTGTTTGTAGTACCCGTAACAGTCGTTCCTGACTCCACAGACCCTGTCGCGTCGACCTGAATCTCAGAATTACCATTTACGATTGTTTCTGTTGTGCCGTTTGCAACGATATCGGTAGTTGTTTCGCCAGTTGTCGTATTTTCCGTCGTAACTGTCGTGTTTCCAGTCGTCGCATCCACAGTTGACGTAACGGTAACGTCCCCAACCGTCGTAACCTCAGTTGACCCGGGGTTAACTTGGGTTCCAGTACCTGTTCCGGCTACGCCCTCAGTTC